GAGGTGGCCGAGTGGTTGAAGGCGCCAGTCTTGAAAACTGGAGTACGGGAAACCGTACCGGGGGTTCGAATCCCTCCCTCTCCGCCAGTTCTATCCTGTTGTAAACAAATCCTTTATTTACGTCCGTAATTTCCGTGTGTCGTTTTTGTGTCGTCCTATTGGTACACCGCCCAGTGTACGTTATAATTGTAGTAGACAGAAAGGATCAAGGAAATCCAATGGAAATCACGGTTTATAAACGTCACTCAAAAGACTGCGAACACAAGGCTGACAGGGCATTTCGTCGCTGTTCATGCCGCATGATGCTGGAATGGAGCGAGAACGGGAACTCCGCGACGTCATCAGAGACAATGGCGGGCGTCCTGCCGAGCTGTGGATTCGCTCTCCGTTCAGAACGTTCCCTTACCGTATTCAGCAGACCAGCAAACTTGTTTACAAAACTACCGACACGTTCGACGGCTCCGAGCGAATGATTCAGCCCGAGAACATGATTCACGTTAAGAGTCTCGGCATTGACCCGTGGGTAGGCTTGTCGCCGATCCGTTATCACGCTCGTGAAGTGTTGGGCGCTGCTATTGCCACCCAGAACTATGGCTCCAGACTTTTCAGCAACGACGCTCGTCCTGGCGGTTACATCTCGTCCGCCGACGTTCTCCAGCCTGACCGCAAACTTCAGCTTGCAAACCAGTGGCAAGCTGCTCACAGCCGTGCGGGGTCGCACACAATGGCGATTCTCGATGGCGGCTTGAAGTGGGAAGCGGTGGGGATTCAACCTGACGAGGCTCAGTTTATTCAAACTCGCCAGATGCAGCGTGAGGATATTGCAGCCATCTACGGTGTTCCACCCCATTTCATTGGTGCCCAGAATTCCGAGCGTTCAGCAAACCTTGAGCAGCGCTTCCTTGAGTTTTTGGTTATGTCGCTAAAGCCTAACCTCCGTCGCTATGAGGCGGAACTCAATGCAAAGCTCTTTGCCAATATCGGCCGCAATGCCAATAAGTTCTTTGTCAAGTTCGATACCGCCGAGTTTGAGCGTGCCGACTTCGCCTCGACGCTCAAAGCGCTGCAGGTTGGTCGTTACGCGGGTCTCTACACAATTGACGAGGGACGCAGAATGCTGGGTCTTAACCCGATTGATGCTAAATCACTCGATGCTGAGAACCCAGGCGGAAGTCTCTGGCAGCCCGTCAACATGGTGCCAATCACAAACGGCGAGAAGGAAGAACCAACCGCACCTCCAGTTGACGCCCCCGTTATCGGTCCGGACGGTAAACTCCACCGCCCGCTCCTGTTGAGCCAGGAACGCAGCCAGATGCCGTCAGCGATGCTAGAGCATTCTTTCCCGTCTTCTTTCCGCAGATGAAGGACGGCATTAGCCGCCTTTGTGCGCGCAATAAGACGGATTCAGGCGACTTTCAGAAGATATTAACGCCCATTCTTGCTGGTGTCGCGAGCACCTACGCACCACTTGAGGGCGACATGACACTGCCCGCAGAGATCGCCGGCGTGATTAAGAGCTACGCCCAAGCTATCTACGACCGTCACACAAGCTGGGACAAAAACGATTTAAACAAACTGACCACCGATGAACTGACGCTCGCTCTGCAAGCAATCATTCCAGCGGCTAAGAACTTCACAAACGAGGTATCAGATGATGAATAAACTAACCAACGCAAAAGAGTACCGCATCTTCACGACGGAGTTGCGAGCCGCAACTGCCGACAGCCCAACGACCGAGGGCTACGGTGCCATTTTCAACAGCGTCACGGACCTTGGCTTCTTCAAAGAGCGGATTGTGTCTGGTGCTTTCACCCGAGCAATCACCGAAAAACAAGATGTCCGTTTTCTATTCAATCACAACGCAGACAATGTGTTGGGACGCACCAAGAACGGTACGCTCACTTTGTCGCAGGACAACACGGGGCTAAGGTTCGTTAACGACATGCCCGACACCACGACAGGCCGAGACGTTTACACACTCGTTCAGCGCGGCGATGTAGATCAGTGCTCGTTCGGCTTCATTGTCCGAGACGAAGAGGTCACATACAGCGACGATGGCACTTGCCTGCGCTCTATCAACGATGTGGATTTGTTCGATGTGTCCATAGTGACGTACCCAGCCTATGAGTCCACTAGCGTGGAAGCCCGAAGCCGTGACGCCGCTGCCGAAGCCTACACGAAACCCGCCGCGGACCCTGTGCCAGATGTGATGGACATCGACATCGCCAACAGGCTTACCTATTTAGCCAGCCTGGAGGCGTGAGAGAAACCCGTACTTATCCCACCAGCAATTACCACTTTAGCTCATAAGTCCGAAGTATTTGATAAGTAGGACCCGTAACGCAACCTGCGCCACGGTCATAGTTCCCACCATGAGAGTTGGAGGAACGTCACTCCTACTTACAGGACTTATCAATGTCAAAGATTTTAGAGTTACGTAGTAATCGTGCCACGCTTGTGGCCGACATGAAGTCGATCCTTGAAAGAAACGACAAGCTCACGCCCGAGCAAGACAATCGTTGGAAGGAACTGGACGCACAGCAGCAAGAACTAAAGACTCAGATTGACCAGCTTGAACGCACCGATGCTCTTGACGCAGAACTGCGTCAGGTAAGCCGCCCTGCTAACCCGCAGGTTGGTGAGGCAGACAAGCGTATCAATCCATACGCCGCTGCCGAAACCCGTGTAAAGCAAATTATCGGCACGGACGAATATCACAACGAGTTCCGCAACTACCTCCGCACAGGAACAATCTCCGACAGTATGCACGAGGTCCGCACTTACGCTGGCCTCGGTGACGCCTCAGGTGCGGCGGGCGTAACACTGGTGCCCTTGGGCTTCCAGAGGCAGCTCGAAATCAAGCTGAAAGCTATCGGCGGAATCCGTCAAGCAGCCCAAATTCTCACCACAGCGACCGGAAACCCACTGCACTACCCGAAGATGGACGACACCGCCAATCAAGGGTCATGGATCGCTGAAGCCACAGCCGTGAATCAGACCAACCCGAGTTTCTCGGAAGTCCTGCTCAGCGCAAATCTTGCGTCTTCCGACCAAGTGCTGGCCTCTGTTCAGCTTTTGCAGGATAGCGCATTCGACGTTGAGCAGTTCCTTGCCGACGCATTCGGTATTCGGTTGCAGCGTCTCACCAACCTTGGCTATACGAAGGGTAGCGGTAGCGGACAGCCAACCGGCCTCGTAACCGCGCTCATCGCCGACGGCACCCGTGGCGTGACCGCAGTGGGTGCAAACTCCAACTCTGGCAACTCAAACGATACGGACGTTGACAGTATTGGCTCGGACGACTTGGACAACCTGATTACAAATGTTGATCCGGCGTACCGTATGAACGGCTCATTCCAAGCGAACCAAGCGACATTTGACGCTCTCCGCAAAGTGAAGGACAAATATGGGCGTTCTATTTGGTCCGCCGGATTGGCAGAGAAAGAACCTGACACGATCCGTGGATACAAGTATTACTACAACCAGCACATGGACACGATTGCTCCCATGGCGAACTCCTTGCTGTTCGGGGACTTTACTAAGTACATCATTCGTGATGTGCTGGGATTCCAGCTCGTTCGCTTCAACGAACTCTTTATGAGTTCTCATCAGGTTGGTTTCCAAGCTTATTTGAGAACAGACGGAAACATTCTCCAGACCGGGGCATTCGCAATGCTTCAGCACCCTTCTTCCTAATAAGACGAAGGCGTTCCTCCACAGGGCAGGCTCGTTCTGGGCCTGCCTTTCCTTTTTACCTTTATCTCCTGCGCTTCAATTACCGCTCCCCACTCTTTCGCTCTGCAAAAAAACGCCGCCAAAAATCGAGCGGCGTTTCTTTGTTTTGTCTGCATAAACAATTCTTCTAGCGAGTGAAATCCCACCCCTTACGGATTGAGGTCACAGCCTTTCGGTCCCTTAATTCCTGTGCCGGTGATTTGCACCTGTACCGGGCTGCCGGGAGCGTTGGTCACGATATTCAGCGTCGCTGATTCCGGGATCTCTTCGGAGGGGCTGAATTTCACTTGGATCTGGTAACTGCGCCCTTTCCCGGGACCAAGGATTCCCGTGGTGCTGTAGGTGCGGAAGCTGAAATCCGACTGGTTTCCCGTAACGTCGATCCACGAAATGGGGCCGATCTGCACCACTGTCGCGTCGTTATCGTGCAGCGCCAGAAGCGCGGTCTTTGTCCGGCACAGTTCGACGTCGTCGAAGTTGACGCTG